AATAAGGAATGGTATAGTTGCCCAAAATGCACTAATTCTATTTCTCTTTTAGGTGTGGAGGAAAATTTTTTAAATTCTTTTTCTAACGAAAGTTCAATCGAAGCACAAAAGTAGTATTGGCTATAACTACCTGCTAAGTACTACCCTAATAAAATCAATACTTTCAAAGATACAATGTAACTAAAAATACACATTATGGATACTAATATAAATCTATGTAACATTACGCTTACTTACAATCAAATCGTAAAGCAATTAATAGAAAATAGAAACTCAAGTAAATGTACTCAAGATACGGTGGCAAGTTGGTTAAATGTAAGTAGAAAAAAACTAATAGAATTTGAAAATTTAAAAAGACTAGATTTTGAATTGTTGTGTAAATATTGCGACATTTACGGGATTGATTTAAAATTATATTTTATAATAACATAAATTTATAATTATATTTACAAAATGAAAGAACCTTATAAAACAATAACACCTTACCTAATTATAGGCATTTTAATAGTAATAGCATCATTCTTTATGAAAGGATGTGAACGTAAACCCGATGTTGTTTTAACTCCTACCAATCAACTAGATGAATTGATGTCGGATAAAGAGCAAATTAACGATATGCTACTATCTAATAACAAATCATTAAGGCTGCAAATAGACAGTTTAAGCCATTTAAAACCTAAAGTAGTAATAAGATATAAGACTGTTTATGATAGTTTGTTAGTGATCGACACAATGTGTGTTAAGGCACTTGTTACATTACATAATGAACATAGTAAAATTGACAGCGTAAATAATGCTATTATAACTAATCAAGAAAACCACATTATTAATGATAGCCATGTTATTGGTAATTTAACAGATATTGTAGCAATTCAAAAATATAAGCTTACAAATGATAGTTTGGCTATAATTGATATTAGTAAAGAGGTTAAAAGAAAGTATCGTAAAGGATTAATACAAGGCGGTGCCATTGGTTTTGGAATAGGCGCTGCTTTTATTGGAGGGTTAATAATTAAGTAGGAGTGTTACTATCTTTACTCTTTAAATTTTGGTAAGTAGTCATTCCAAATAGAGCGGCTATAAAACTATAATCAATTATAAAAATTTCGCCTAATTGTGTTAAATCTCCTAATGATAGCCATTTTACATGGGCTGCAATAACACATGATACAATTATAAAAGCCGTTAATTTACGACTAGAAAATCCCTTAGTTGTTGTATCAAAAGAATCTATTAATTTTTGTATTATTTGTTTCATTTCGTAATAGTTATAAATATTTTTTCTTTGCGAGATTTAGCCGTTTGGATTTTAGTGTAAAGTAAATTAGTAGCTGCCGTGCTTTCTGTAATTATATTGTTAGCACGTTTGCGACCACAAAGTAAACAGCCTAAACTATCTATCTCTGTATTTCCTTTATGTATTCTAATGCCACTATATCCCTTAACATTCAATAGTATAGGCATAAAAACTTTAAACCTTGCACTCATAGTCCAATCAACTTCATAACGCCCATAAGGAATAGCTGTTTTGCCGTATATTTTAGTAGCTACAATTTCAGCTAATGGCATAGTATCGGTTAATCCTCTATCTCGATCTTCAAGAATGAAGCATTCAAATTGACCGTCAATTAAAAGTCTTCCAGTTGTTGAAGTTTCTGTAAATGTATCTCTTTTTAAATATAATTCCATAATTAATCAAATACGTGTGTTTCTAATCTAGTTACTCTTTTTTCTGTTTCTTCGTGTTTAGTAGCAACCTCCCTAACTGCCACCTTAATATCTGTTAAATCATTTGACATTTTTATAAGTGAGTTAACTGCTAATATTCCTATAAAAGCAAATACGCCTATAAAAGTGCCTACTGCCCAAAGTAAAAAAGTTGTTTCGTTTTCTGTTAATGCCATAAAAAATTATAAGTTATAGTCAATAGCTCTAATACAATGATTAGGTTTTGGATCTGTTTTTTCTAAAAAGTTAAACCAAAATTTACCATGATTAGTAAGCGAGTTGGTTAAATAATTTTTTCCAATTACACTACTAATTGTCTCTTTTCTCTTCCCAAATTTATAACCTGATTTAGTGATTAGTAATTTGTTTAGTAATGGAGCTAAAATAACGTTACCTAGTTGGTCTTTAGCAAGTGCAATATCTCTATTATATTTATTAAAGTCTTTAGTTGTTAAAGCTCCATATACCCAGCCTATACGTCTTAATAACCATAGTGATATTCCTGCAATTATATTTAAAAGTAAGCCTATGTATTTCATAAACGAATAGTAAAATTATTGTTTTCTAAAATTGTATTTAATTCTAAAATTTCACTTTCAGTCCATGTAACACCTAAAACACTAAACGCAAAAGACAAAGAGTTTTCTGATGAATCTCCGTTTTTACCATTAATCAAAGTGACCATAAACAAACTCAATCCCTTTTCATTTGCATCACTAAAAGCTTTTGCAAAAAGATTTGAGTATCTTAAATCCTGTTCAAGTCCTAGCCAGTTTAATATAATTGGTTGTTCAATTGGTTCTCTAAAAGGTTCGTCACCTTGATAGTAAATAGCGTCAATGCTATTTAATAAAGTAGACGTTACTGTTAACTGTTCATCGCTTGTTAACTCTCTTTCAGGCTTATTAATTCCATTATCGTTTATTAATTTTATTGCTATCATTATCTTATTAATTGATTTCTAAAACTTCTTAATGTCATTGTTTCTGCATTGTTATCCATTTTGAATGATATTAAAAAATACACATTATTATTAAAATTAATAGCTGTTGTTGATGGGGATAAATTTGAGCTTGTTAATGCCTCGTCATTTTGAATTGAGCTATTTGTTGAATAAATAGTTTGTGATGTTAAACTGTTTAAACAAGTTAAGTTTCTAATGAATGGAATTATACCAGCTTGATTTTGTTGGAACTGCCATATACCTAATTGAGTAGCTCCACTTAATGAGTTAGTAGTATTATAATATAGTTTAATAATTTTGAGATTTACCGAGCTTGTTGCACTAAATTGCATAAAAAAACGTAATTGGTCATTAGCTTTTATAGTTCCTGATGAAACTAAATATGATAAAGCGATTGTTTCAACCGATGTACTATCAACTGATATATTACTAGCTACACATAAAGAATTATCTGCCTTCAAATTCAAAGCATTAAACATCTTATCCTCACTAGGTGCTTTGTCGGTAACTCCGTTTGTTATTGTTTGGGTAATATTAGCGCTTGTTAAATAAGTTCCAGCTAATTGCCCTTCTGTTATTTTTTTTGTACTATTCATTATGCAACTACTGATTTAATTACCGCAAATCTAAATACAGGAGCTTCTGACAAAGATCCTCCTGTTGTATTTCTTAATGTTACCGTAGCAGAACCAGCCGCAGGGGTAACAGCAACTGTATAAGCTCCTAAAGTACCACCGCTTGAATGTGTCATTACTACTAAATCAGTAGCAGCGATACCTGTATTAGTCCATACCGCAGAAACAGATGTCTGTGATGCTAACGCATCTGCTGCAAATGTTATAGAACCAGTCATTCTACTTAATGTAAATGCAGTAGCTTTAGAAGTTGCTTGTGTAACTGCACCTCCTGAACCAGTTGCGTAACCTATTCCACTTGTAGCCCCACTTGACGTTATAACACCAGTAACCGCCAAAGATGTTCCTGTCGCAGCACCTATATTTGGCGTAGTTAATGTTTTACCTGCTAAAGTTTGAGTGCTAGTTAAATCAGCGTAATTACTAACTACACCAGCATCATTTTTAGTTGCTAATCTTTTTGTTGTTGCATCTGTATATACAGAAGTTACGCCAGTTGATGGAGTTGTAATTGATGCTTCTGCAATGTTTGATGTGTCTAATTGTGCCATGTTTATAAAATTCTAAATCGTGAGTTTAAGTTAAGTGTTAATTTTATTCCTGAGTTAATTCTAAATCTTCTTGATACTACGATATTGTTATTTTGCAACAAAGATATATCACTTGTCGCAATGCTAGGGTTTTGATATATAGTTGGTATAAATGCTGCAATATCAACTTTTTTTAGGTTGTCCGAATCTGAAACATCTGTTACTAATACAAAGTCCCCCGACATAGGTGTAACAGTTGTTTTATTTGTAATTGCTGTTTTATCAATTGTTAACACTCCACTTCCAGTTACTTCGCCTGTATGTGTTGCATTTGATACTTTAGCGTTATTAGTCGCTGTATCACTTTCTATTGTATCTAAATTAACAGCTTGTGTAACCGTTATGAATCCTAGCTTAGTTTGTATGTTACTATTTTTAGGTTCAAAATTAGCATCACTTTCAGCCTTTGTGTAACTTGGATTAACAGTAATTGGAACGTTTGAATAAAGTATATTCACTTTATCCCCAGCGTCTAAAGTATCTAGTATGGTTAGTGTCGTTCCTGTGCTTGTATATTGGCTTTGATTTAATTCTTGACCGTTTATAAACACAGCATAAGTACCGCTTACAGATTGAGATAATGTGAATGTTTGAGCTCCAGTTGTATAAGTAAATTCTTGACGTGTTAAACTAGCTATGCTTAAAGATGAAAAAGCTGCATTAACTGCATCTACTGTTATGTATTTAACTCCAGTTCCGTCAACTGCTAAAGAGTTTTGCTTATTGCTTTGTAATTCCAATGAATCAATAGGATTACCATCATTTTTCCAAACTGGGTTTCCTGAACTATTTGCTCCAATAGAACTTTCAGATGCACTTGCAGTAATATTAGCACTTTGATGCTTTAATCCTAAATGACCAGATCCAGCTGTTCCTTTAACGTGTAAACTTTTTGCGTTTAAACTATAATTTCCTAAATCAGTATCTTGAGTTGCGCCTGTGTAAGGAATAAATGCGTTTTGTAAAAAAGTTTTAATAGCATTAATTGTAGTTTTAACAGTTGATCCGCTTTGAACTATTGGTAGTTCTTCAGTTCCTCCTATTGCACCGCTGCTTGTTAATTCTGATATTTTTTTATCTGCCATTATAAAATAATTTTATCTCCGTTTTCTTGTAACAAATAACCTCCGTTTTCTTGTAACAAATAATTAACGCTAACGCCATCTATTACAATTACTTTAGGTTTTGTACCAATTTCAATACCACCTTTAGCAAAATAATTATTTACATAGTTTTTTTCAGCATTTAATGTTAAAATATTGCTACTATAACTTTGTGATAAAATACTATCTAAATAGGTATTTTCTTTTATTAATTGGTAAACGAATGATACATCTCCGTAATGTTGTAAAGATAAATCAAATAGACTTTGTTCACTTTTTATTGTTACTAATTTATTTAATTTTTTAGCGTTTTGTTTAGCTTCATATTTTACCACTTGTTTAGGCGTGTAAACTAAAGTTAATCCAGTTAAATCCATATTAATATCTGTAATAGTTGGATTTTCAGCTATTAAGTCATACACCAAACTAGCGTCATTATAACAATATAACGCTAAATCAAATATAGTTTGACCGTTTATTACTTTAATTTCTTTCTGCATCTATTGAATATTCAAAATCTTCATTAGTACCTTTAACAAGTATTTGGTTTACTTTATAACCATCACTTGCTAATTGTATATTAATAGCTCTCTTTAAAGCATCTTGTTGTCCGCTTGATGCAATATATTTCATGATTCCAACACCTAACAAAGGGGACTGTTTCCAATGTCCAACGTCTGTAATACATATTAATTGAATGTGTTGCATGTCTGATTCTGATAATTTAAAATCTCCATTTTCAATTACTAAATCAAAATCATCGTCTAATGTTATATCTTTAACTGCCATCTCCTTGTTTAACTTTTTGGTTTTCTATTTCTATTTGTTGTGTTGGTATTAATGGCGTTACACTTGTAAAGAAACTAGCTAATGGGAAAGTACCACTTGGAGCTAATGTAACCACTTGACTAGAACACGCTGTTATTAAATCATTTAGTTTATTTTCTAAATTATTTAATTTATCCGTTAATTCCTGAACTTTTACTAAACCATCGTAATTAGTGCCATTTAATTGAATTTCACTAACCTTACTTACTAATGATACATAAGCACTACTATCACTTAGAAAGCTAACCACAACAATACTATTAACTTCGGGGATCAATAGAAAACCATTATCAATATTCGCCATTAAACGAACCTCTGTTATATCAGCATCATCATTAATAGGTATGCAATAGCAAGTTAAATTAACTAAGTCGACACTATCAACTGTACATACTTTAGAATAAGCATTACCGTTTGGTGTTGTTAGCGTTCTTAAACTATCTCTTAATTCCTTACTCATTATCCTACTTTAGCTCCTAATGTAAATATTTGATGGTTTCCATTATCGACCCCGTAAATTCTTTTTACTTTTTTGATTAAGTAAATACCATCTCTCTCAGGTAATTTTTCACTTGTTATTTTTGCCCTATCTCCATGCTTCATTACTGGTTCTCCAAATGTTTCAACGTCACCTCTGTAACCTGTATATTTATTTTCTTTAATCCATTCTTTAGCTGCAAATTCTAAACTTTTAGTATCCATATTATATTTATGGATTGTAATTTGATTGCCATCTGCATCTCCAAACTCAATAGGATCTGATTTAGTATTATCGGGAAACATTGAAATTGCAACACATTTTAAACGTACATCTTCTTCTCTTTGCCATTCTAAAGTATCGCTATTAATTATAACCTCTTCCATTTTAAATTCAGCTTCACTAGTTACACTTGCATCATTAGCAAAACCAACGTGTAAAATGCCATCTCTAAAATAAGAGTATAAACCGTATTCAGATTTAAGTTTATCTAATATCATGGCAGGAGTAGCATTAATAGCTCTAAAACTACCCAAATCAATATTATCTACAATCTCATATTCAATTCCTTTTGGAGTTAAACAAAAGTCTAGTAATTCATCTAATTTAACTTTTAACGGTATTGTTTTTGGATGCACTTTTAATTTACTATTAACTTCATCTAAAGCCTTTTTGCTAGGATAGTTTACAGTCCATTGTTTAAGTAAATACATATCATCTTCGCAGTCCAAAACAGTAGGAACGTTTGAGCCTACCGTTTTAATATATCCGCTAAATACTTTTGTAATATTTGGCACATAACCTAAACTAACTTCAATCTTATCTCCACGTCTAAATATTGGATTTTCACCATTAAACAAAGGTAAACCATCAAATGTTAATTTTCTAGGTATTACTATTTTACAAGTATCTGTTAAATCTTCATAACTACTTTCAATCTCAATAGAATGTACAAAGTCAAAGGTAATATTTCTACTAGTACCTTCACTTGTAATTGATATGGAGCATTGGCATTGTAACATTAAAACAAACTTCTTTGAACGTATGGTTTACGTTCTGTTTTTATATCCTTTTTATCTTTACTTGTTAATTCAATAACACTATCTGATAGCATATTAATTTCAACATCTATAATATTTCTAGCACCTTCTCTTTGTCCTAATTTATAGGATTCAATTACTACGGATGATATATGAAATTCTTCTAAAAAAGCACATGAAACAGGTATAGATAGCGGAGCTCTTAAAAACGCTATTAAATTATTTAATATAGCTGAACTAGGTCTTTGATTTGCAACATCACCAACAACAACACCTTTTAAATTTATTATATAATCTCCCTGCGACATATATTCTTTTACAGTTCCATTTTGTCCTGCTATTGCCGTTTTAACTATATTTTTAGTTTGATTAATTTCAATAAGAGCTGTTTCAAATATAAAAGAAGTTACTATTACTGTGTTACCACTTCCGTAGTCTTCATCGTCTTTGTAAACTATTCTATTAATCTCATCCGCTAAAAATCTAAATTCATCAAAAATGGGTAAGCCGAATTTACTTTTTCTTGTGTCAAAGGTATTTACGTTTACATCTACCTGCTCTTTTGCTATTTCAGTTTCATTAACTCTATAAAATTTAGGTTTAATAAAAGCTAATCCTGCACCTTTTAAAATAAGTTCAGCTTGTCCTTTTGGATTAGGTAATTTTGGTAATATAAAATTTTGTTTTGCCATTTTATATATTATTGATTTCTGCTAACAAATTTAACAAAGAATCAGCTACATCTTGTGGTTTTGGATGCTCTTCTTGTAATGAAATAGTTAATTTTGGTATTAGACAATCTATTGTTATTTCCATTTTATTTTTATTTTTATTTTATGCCATTGCTGTTAAATTAGCATCATTAACAGCTTCTAATAAAGCCTTGCTAACCATTTCTTTAATCTTTGCAGTTCCTTCTGTTAAATTGGTTGTTTGTACGTTTAAACTTTCAACTAATTTAGTAATATTTATTGTTAAACTTTGAGGTCTTTGTCCTGTTACTTCTGTACCTGTTCCTAATGATTTGGTAGTGCTTGATCCATTTTTATCTAAACCTCCATTTTCAGCTCCAACCCCTTTATTTTCTTTCATTCCAAATAACCCCATAGATTCTAAATTTTGCTTTCTAATCTCTTGCAAAATTCCTACACGCCTATTTTTTTCTACATAAGACATACTAGCATCTGCAAATATATTTCTTATGATATTAGATATTTTTTCATTATTAGTTGCAGCAGATAATTTATCTTTAGAAGTATCTCCTAAATTAGACTTCATAGCATCGGCATACTGCCTCATCTCTTCATATCCACCACTCATAGCCTTACCGCCAAACATCATGTTAAATTTATCTCCAGCTCTACCTATATACTTTTGATAAAAACTATATTGTGAACTTTCTGTACCTTTAAACGCTTTGTCTAATAAATTCATAGCATCAATACCTCTATTAACGCTATCTAACATATTATTTAACCATGAGGTTGTACTAGCTATAATACCAGTTTGTGATTGTCCTATTTTAACTTTTAATTGTTCCCAACTATCTCCTAAGTTTGATAATTGCCCTCCAACTGTTTTAGATTGATCTGCCATTAAATTAAAGAATTGCCCACCTTCTTTAGTCATATCTCTAAATGCACCTTGCACATCTTTAAAACCTATTTTACCAGCAGAAACCATATTATTAATTTCTGTAGTAGTTGTTTTTAATCTTTTTGCTAATGTTTCATAAATAGGAATACCACGACCAGCAAACTGCCTTAAATCCATCAATGTTACACGTCCAGATGTTTTTAATGTACCATATAAATAGGCTATATCTCCTAATGGCGCACCAATACCACTACTTACATCTCCTAATGTACGCATAGTATCAACTAATTCACCTGCTTTAAATCCATAAGCTAACAATTGTTTACTAGCATCTTGAACTTCTGTTAATTGAAATGGTGTTGTTTTGGCTAATTGAATTAATTGCCTTTCTAATGCTTTAGCTGCACCTTCATTTCCATACAACATAGTTTTTATACTTGCATGAAATTTTTGAGCATTATCTAAAGCATCAAAAACAGATTTAACAAAAGAAACAACTCCAGCAGTTGCGAAAGCCCCAGCAACAGCCCCCTTTATTCCACTTAAAGAATTATTTAACTTACTCATTTTACCATCTAATCCTTTTACTTGATTAGCTGCACCCTGCATAGTTTTACTAAATAAATCTTTTAGTCTAAGTGTATATTCTAGGTTATTCGCCATCTGGTTTATCTATTCTTGTTCCGTTATATTTCAAACAATAATCCATTTCTGCTACTCTTTTAACCCATTGGCTATCCGATAAAGTTTCTGGATTTTCTCTATAAAAAAAGCGGATAAGAGCATTGTTTCTGGCTATCTCATCCGCTTCTATTTCTTTCTTATAAAATTCTAATTTTTTTTTAAAACTGCTTGTTGAACTTTTAATAATTCCACTACTCCTAATCCTGCACTTTCAATAGCGTCATCGTTTTCAGTAACTAATTTTAATTCATCTCCACCGATATATAAAGCGTTTAAACAAGCTACAACAGCTCTATCAAACTTATCCTGAGATACTAATTTACCTACTAAAGAACGTGTGCTTTTGTCTGGTTTTTTAAGAAAAATAGTTGCTGTTTTATCTTCATCATCTGTGTCTAAATAAACAACCATTTCTCTTACTTTACCATGTATTT